AAGGTTCTGTTCAGAACATTAATTTTAATAATTATTTAGACACCGAAGACAAGAATTATAATAAGAAAGTTAAGAGAATAGAACATTTAATTCCAAAATATAAAACAATTTGGGAAATATCTCAAAGAGAATTAATTGATATGGCAGCAGACAGAGCACCATTTATTGACCAATCACAGTCAATGAATATCTATATGTCTGAACCAACATTGTCAAAGATTTCGTCATCTCACTTCCATTCTTGGGGTAAAGGGTTGAAAACTCTTTGTTATTATGTTAGAACAAAGGCGATATCAACCGGGGCTAAACACTTGGCAGTGGATATCTCAAAAGTAGGTCAATCAAAACCAATTGAGAAACCAACTGTTGATTTAACACAAAAACCAACAGACACCGAATTTGAATGTTTCGGGTGTGGTTCTTAATTGAATTAAACTAATTATAACATTAATCACAACTTCGGTTGTGATTTTTTATTTTACTCTATTTATAAGAAATAATTACGACACTATATTTATAGTTATGGCAGATGGAACAACATATGGTTTAACTTTTCCTTTTAGAGAATCTTTTGATGGGAAATACTTAGATTTATCAGATTATAATGACCAAGAGATTAGGTCTAATTTAATACACCTTTTATTAACAAGAAAGGGTAGTAGATATTATTTACCGGATTTTGGAACAAGATTATATGAATTTATTTTTGAACCATTAGATGGTCCAACATTCTCAGAAATAGAATCTGAAATACGAGAATCCGCGGGGAACTATTTACCGGGGATAACAATAACTAACATTAGTATCCAAGCCGCTTCAGAAGGTGATGAAGATAAAGGTAGTTATATAAATGATAATGATGAACGAATATTTCGTGTACCAAATATGTCAAATAAAGAACATACAGCGAAAGTTAAAATTGATTATACCATCAACAATGATGTGTTTAATAGTAGTGACTTTGTAATTATTAATATATAAAATTATGGCAAACAAGAAAATTTCCTATACAACAAGGGATTTCCAATCAATTAGAACTGAGTTAATTAACTTCACTAAAACGTATTATCCGGATACTATTCAAAACTTTAATGATGCGTCCGTTTTTTCTGTATTATTAGATTTAAATGCTGCGGTAACAGATAACCTACAATTTAATATTGATAGGAGTATTCAAGAGACAGTTCTTCAATATGCTCAACAAAGGTCGTCAGTTTTTAATATAGCGAAAACTTATGGGTTAAAAGTTCCGGGGATGAGACCATCGGTTGCTTTAGTTGATTTCTCAATTACTGTTCCGGCATTTGGGGATAAAGAAGATTTGAGATATTGTGGTATACTAAGACGAGGTTCTCAGGTTAATGGGGCTGGACAAGTCTTTGAAACTGTTTATGATATTGATTTCTCATCACCAATTAATGGTGAAGGATTTCCAAATAGATTAAAAATACCTAATTTTGACTCAAATAATAAATTATTAAACTACACTATTACTAAACGAGAAACTGTTGTTAATGGAACAACAAAAGTATTTAAAAAAGTAATAACACCTAATGATGTTAAACCTTTTTATGAATTATTCTTACCGGATAAGAATGTATTAGGTATAACAAGTGTTTTATTAAAAGATAGTACTCAATATACTAATATACCGTCAGTTCAGGAGTTTTTAGGATTAGACAATAGATGGTATGAAGTAGACGCTTTAGCGGAAGATAGAGTATTTGTTGAAGACCCAACAAAAGTATCGGATTCTCCGGGGATTAAAGTAGGAAAATATATTCAAACAAGTACTAAATTTATTAGTGAATTTACACCTGAAGGATTTTTAAAAATTACTTTTGGGGGTGGTTCACAATCTGCGGATGAACAGTTAAGAGAGTTTGCTAGAGATGGTTATCAATTAAATCTATATAAGTATTCCAACAACTTAGCGTTAGGTAGTACTTTAAAACCAAATACAACACTATTCATACAATATAGAGTCGGAGGTGGTGTGGGGAGTAATATTGGTGTAAACGCAATTACTCAAATAGGTACTGTATCGTTCTTTGTGAACGGACCGTCAGATAGTATTAACACAACTGTAGTAAATTCATTAAGATGTACAAACGTAACTGCTGCGATTGGTGGGGCTAATTATCCAACAACTGAAGAAGTTAGAAATTTAGTTTCGTATAACTTCTCAGCTCAAAAAAGAGCGGTAACCGTAAATGATTATGATTCAATAATCCGAACAATGCCTTCACAATTTGGGGCACCGGCAAAAGTATCTATAACGGAAAATAATAATAAAATTATTGTTCAGATGTTGTCGTATGATGAAACAGGTAGACTAACAGAAGTAATCTCAAACACTTTAAAAAATAATGTTGCAAATTATTTATCAAACTATCGTATGATAAATGATTATGTATCCATACAGAGTGCTAACGTTATTGATTTAGGGTTTAATATTGATGTTGTTTTAGATAATACACAAAACCAAGGAACGGTTATCTCTCAAATCATTACAATTGTTTCGGAGTATTTTAATCCGGAAAATAGACAAATGGGTGAAAATGTTAATATTTCTGAATTAAGAAGATTAATACAAAGTGAAAACGGGGTAATTTCATTATCTGACATTCAAGTCTTTAATAAAGTTGGTGGACAGTATTCATCATCTCAAACATCTCAACGATATATTGACAGTACAACTTATCAGATAGGGTTAATTGATGATACTATCTTTGCGGAACCAAATCAAACTTACCAAATAAAATATCCTAACAAAGATATTAATATTAGAGTTAAAAATTTAAAAACAGTTAATTTCACTTGATAATTTAAATAAGATTCTCTATTTTTAATAGATGGATTATATTACAGATATTTTAACTTTTATTAAAGGATATAACGGAACTTGGTCTCAATGGTTTGTTTCGGGATTATACCTTAACTTCAGATTGATTTGTTCTTTTATTATTTTTTTGATTTTTTTTAATCAATTTAAGAAAACTAAAAAAGTAACAAAATTTCAAATATTTTTATTAATAATTATTAGTTCTTTTATTGCTTCAGATTTTAGAGACTTTACCGAAAGAAGAAAATTAGAAACAATACAACATCCTCAAGATTACTTCAATAAAAATACCAAAAACTTAGTTATAGTTGTTGAAGGGTCAATAGGTCCATTCAAAGATGTGTCAGGACCTAATGAGGTTCAAATTGATATTTCTAAAACAAGGGATTTAGACGGGTTGGGATTGGTTGAAAGTAAAGTTGAGACTAAAGAAAATACTGTTATTACTTATCTTGGGACAAATAACTATAATTTAACTTCTGAGGAAGTTTTTAAAACTGTAAAATATTTTAGGTTATTTAACCCAACAGGTAAAGTTGTTCTTATTGGACATAGTATTGGTGGATATAATGTTGTCCAAGTATTAGATAATTTAAAGAAGGAAAATATTGGTGTAGACTTAGTTATTTTCTTAGACAGTGCTAATCAATTGTATAATAACTATGATTACCAAATTAAAGATAATGTTGATTATGCGATAAACTTTATGTCGGTTAAATGGTCAGACAATATGATTTTCTTTACCAATTCAGGTGGAAGAGTGTCTCTATCTAAGAATAATCAAATAACTAAAGTCGTTAATATTAACATTCCTAATACAACACATACTTCAATTGATAATACTGTTCACAAGTATGTTATTAGTATTGTTAATAATTTTTTAGAAAAAAAATCAAACCCTATTGATTTTGTCAGACAATATAAGTTTAAACCATAATTTATTTTCAAAAAAAATGTTTTATCTTTTAAAAATGGTATATAAACTATTTATTAAAAAAGATAAAAATGTCAAAATCTTATAGAATAAGAACCAAGGTCGGTGTTGACACTTCAATTAAAGTATTAATTGACCAAGAGTTCGAACATTTAGAAATATTATCCTTAAAAATATTACAAACAGACATCTATACTAGACAATGTGCTGATTATGGTGTTATTGTTGGACGTGTTAGTGTTAATAATGGATTTGGAGTTCCAAATGCCAAAGTCTCTGTTTTCATACCTTTGGATAGTAAAGACCAAGCTGACCCAATTATTTCTGAGTTGTATCCGTACAAATCATTGTTAGATAATAATGATGATGGTTATAGATATAATTTACTACCCTATAAACCATCCTATAGTGCTCACGTCCCTACCGGGACATTTTTTACTAGAACGGATGTTTTGACTAACCCAACATTAATTGAGGTTTACGACAAGTATTATAAGTATAATGCTGTTACAAACGATAGTGGTGATTATATGATTTTTGGAGTTCCTGTGGGTGCTCATTTAATTGTTTTAGATGTTGATTTGTCTGACATTGGAGAATTTTCATTATCACCTCAAGATTTGATTAGAATGGGTCTTGCGACAGAAGCTCAAGTATCCGGAACAAATTTTAAATCATCAAATAATTTAAGAGAATTACCACAAATTGTATCAGTAAATAGAAGTATTGAGGTTGAACCATTATGGGGACAACCTGAAATTTGTAATTTAGGGATAACAAGAACAGATTTTGATTTAAGTAGTGAGGCGAATGTTGAAATTCGGCCAACATCTATTTTTATGGGTTCTATAATTTCTGACTCGGATACTAACGCGTTAAAGTCTAATTGTAAACCAACTAATAGGTCGGGGTATCAATGTAGTTTAACTACAGGTCCCGGTGAGATATTGGCAATTAGACAAACAATACAACAAGATTCTAATGGGTTACCTATTCTTGAAAATTTTAGTTTAGAGGGAGGTGGTAAAGTTATTGATGAAAATGGTGCTTGGTTGATAGATGTCCCAATGAATATGGATTACTATGTGACCAATGAGTTTGGAGAACAAGTTCTTTCAAATGACCCTGAAGTCGGGATTCCAACTAAAGCAAAATATAGATTCAAAGTAAAATGGGCTCAATCACCATCATTATCAGAACTTACTAAAAGAGCTCATTATTTAGTACCAAATATTAGAGAATATAGTTCTAATCAAATTGAATCGTATGCTTTTAGTGTTGATTGGAATGATTATGGGAATACTCAAATGATTCAAGATGCAATAAATTGTGATGATAAATTTTATATAATGCAATATAATAAAGTTTATACTGTGTCTGAATTTATACATAATCATAAAAAAGGTAGTGGGACTGAAAGGTAT